AAGCAGAAGGAAAATTAGCTGCTACTTGCTTTTCAGCAAATATCTTTAAAGAAATCTTAACTTCTAATAAAGGAGCAGAGTCTGGTATTTTTGAGGTATCAGGTCAAGGTTTAGCAAGAGTAACTTTTACCGGTAAGGATTTTAATTCTACTTATTATTTGGTTCAACTTTCGATTCAATAAAATATTATGATAAATACAGCAACAATTCAACAAACAAATGATCTTCAAGCTTCTTTTTTAAAGAACATGAAAAATCCGGTTCCTAGTTATGTAATAGGACCGAAAAAACATTTTAAATTTGTATCGTGGGTTATCGACGAGTCATTAGATTCAAATCTTAAACTTGTTAATGATATTACAACATTACCAAATGAAAGAAGCTCTTTAGAATCATTTGAGCAATATAAAACTCGTCAGCAAATGCAAAGATTGATGATGAAATATAGATATATGTTCACAACTGATATTTCAACTTCAAATGGCAATTAATAAATACGCAGACCATGATATTTGGACGGAAGCTTATCGTCCCGTTACTATTGATGATTATATTGGTAATGAACATATAAAAGAAAAGATCGGGCAATATCTTCAAAAGGAGGATATTCCTCATCTTTTATTATATGGGCCCCCTGGTACTGGTAAAACAAGCTGTGCTAAGTTAATAACTAACACTTTTGGGTTTGAAACTTTATATATTAATGCATCTGACGAAAATAGTGTTGATACTATTAGAGAGAAAATTAAGTCTTTTGTAAGTACTATTAGTTTTAATAAATTTAAAGTAGTTATTTTAGATGAATCTGATTATGTTACGATTAATGGTCAAGCCGCTCTTCGTAACTTAATGGAAACTTTTAGCAGTCATGCTCGTTTTATTCTTACTTGTAATTATGTAGATAGAGTTATTCCTGCAATTCAAAGTAGATGTCAAGTATTCCAAATCATTCCGCCAAACAAAAAAGAAGTAGCGGAAAGAATGGTGAAAATTTTAATAAATGAGAATATTACTTATGACATTAAAGATGTAGCTACATTAGTAAATGAAGGATATCCAGATATCAGAAAAATTATTAATCTTTGTCAACAGCATTCATCTAACGGCGAATTGGTAATGCCAAAAGGCATATCTGATAGAGGAAGTTATGCATTGCAATGTATTGATATTCTTAAAACTGAAAAAAATCCAAAAGAATGCTTTACTAAAATTAGACAAACAATTGCAGATTCTAAAATTCGTGATTTTGCAGAATTATATAGAGTATTATATGATGAAATTGAATCGTATGGAAATGGTCATATTGGGCCTATTATCTTAATCATTGCTGAATATCAGTATAAAGATTCTTTTTCAGTAAATAAAGATATTAATGTAGCAGCAATGTTCGGACAAATTGTAGGAGAGCTTAACAAAAAATAAATATGGAAGATATTACTAAAGTTAAAATTGAAGTAGATATTATGGCTCAAAAAATGATTATTCAGCATATGATTAATAATGAGAGAATTGAGCAATTAATTGAATCTGGAATTAAAAAAGCATTCGAAAGTATTAATCTAGAGAAAGAAGTTGAAGAATCCGTTAAAAAGTGTATACATGAAGCCATTCGTCAATCTAGTGAGTGGGGTAAAATAAGAGATGCAGTTAAAAAGAAAACGGATGAGATTGTTGATTCATATATCGATATATCAATTGCTAAATTTAAAAAAGACTTTCCAAACTAATAATAAAAATTATGAATGACCAAATAGACTATTTAGAACAGCCATCAATGCAATGTGATGACTTAGAATGCGGAAATCATACCTTCTTTCCTGTAGTAATTTTTAAAGTAGTATCTGCTTTAGTATCTCCAACAGGTCAGGAAGAATTAATTCCAATGGAAACATACAGATGCAGTAATTGTGGTACAATCCCTAAAAGATTCCCTCAATAATGGCAGTTTCAGTATTCGACTTAGTTAAGATCATGACTACAACCGAAAGGAAGTGGTCAGATCTTAACGATGAAGAGAAAAAAGCAACGGAACCATTCATGATAATCATGATTCTTTCAATGCATCCTGATTTATTAGATTTAGTTAATGATTTTCAAAGATATGCAATATCTACTGATTTAAGTCCTAGGGAGGTATATACGTTCTTTAACGATCTATTACCTAAGAGAAGTTATTATAGTCCTTGGATAAAGAGTAAAAAAGAAAGCACGTATAGCGAACTATTATTGGGTATTATGAGCGAAGAATATGGGTGTTCGAAGCGCCAAGCAGCTGAATATTTAGATCTTTTCATATTATCTAATAAAGTTGAATCTATTGTTAAGGTAGTAAGTAAATATGGATATTCAGATGCTGAAGTAGAAGCTATTATTTTAAATAAACCAATACCTAAAACTAAGCCAAAAAAAGTGGCTGCTAAAAAATCAAAATCAAAATGATAACATATACATATATCTTAGTATTCTTTACAATGATGGCTACTGATTTCTTTTGGGGCGTATATATTAAAGCAATGGCAAAGCATCAGGCAGTTACTGCATCCATCTTCGGAGCATTTATTATGCTGTGCGGAGCATTTACTGCAATTAGTTATATCGAAGATCATTGGGCATTAATACCTGCTACAATTGGAGGTATGGTAGGTACATATATATCTGCTAAATACAGCAACGTAAAAGACGACAATGGCACATCAAAGTAAAAAACATTCTATGATTGAAAGTATTACAAATACTATCATAGGTTTATTAACGACTCTTATATTTAGTCCAATAATTTATAGTATGATCGGAATGGAATATACATATAAACAATTAGGATTAGCAACTTTATTATTTACAATATTATCTATTATAAGAGGATATATTGTACGTAGATTTTTTAATAAAAAAGTAAAATAAATGAAAGACAGTAATTACGAGCATGTAAATCATCCTTCACATTACAATACCTTCGGTAAAGAAGTAATTGATATGATGCAAGACATCTGGGGCGTAGAAAATACAATTATATTCTGCGAAATGAATGCATTTAAATATAAAATGCGATTAGGTGAAAAGCCTGGTCAACCAATTGAACAAGATCTTAAGAAAGCCAATTGGTATTTAGATAAAGCAAAAGAATTAAGAAAAAGAAAATAAATAATGGAATTAATAAGTACACATATATGTAAAGCCTCGGACATTGGTATTCATAATAATATGTTTGGTGGTACTTTAGTTAGTTGGGTAGACGAAGCTTCTGCAGTTTATTCTGCACAAATTTGTGACACACCTAGAATGATTACAATTAAAGTGGATGAATTTATATTTAAAAAGCCTATAAAGTTAGGAAATATTATAAAAATTTACGGGGAAGTATCAGAATTTGGAAATACATCTATAACATTGTATATTGAAGCTAGAAAACATAATGTATATACAGGTATTCAAGAAGTTGTAACTCATACAAAAATGAAATTTGTACGAATTGACGATGAAGGTAATCCACTTCGTATATCTAATCGAGTAAAGGAACGTTATACAAATAGAATCAAAATATTTGGAAAAGGACTACTTTCTACAGAAGAACGTTTAGTGGAAGAAACTGGTAATTTACAGAAAAAATAAAATTTATTTGGATCTTTGGATTGTTTTCCTTATCTTTAAGTATGAAGAAAACATTATATTCAAGATCCACTACGGGCAAAATCGTAGAATGGTCTATTGAGGTAGAAATTAATAAGTACCGTACTATATCAGGATATACTGATGGTATTAAAACTACATCTCAATGGACTATTTGCGAGCCTAAAAATGTTGGCAGAGCTAATGCCACGACAGCTGAAGAGCAAGCTTTAATAGAAGCAACAGCAATACATCGCAAAAAAGCAGAAAAGGGTGCATTTGAAAATATCAATGATATTGATACACCTATTTATTTCGAGCCCATGTTGGCTCATAAATGGCAAGACTTTATTAAAAACCGTACTATACAATTCCCAGTATACTCTCAACCAAAGTTAGATGGTATTAGGTGCATTATTAAAATAGACGGTATGTGGACAAGAAATGGTAAACCCATTTTATCTGCAACTCATATATACGAGTCATTAAAGCCTTTATTTGAAATCAATCCAGATTTAATATTTGATGGTGAATTATATGCAGATAAATTTGCAAATGATTTTAATGCCATATGTTCTTTAGTAAAAAAGACAAAGCCAACTTTAGAAGATCTAATTGAATCAAAAGAAAAGATTCAATATCATGTATATGACTTACCAAGTTATAATGCTACATTCTTACCCAGGTATCAGCATCTCAAAAAATTGCTAACAAATTATCACCCTTCAATTATAGTTGTAGAAACAGATCAAGTAGACAATTTAAATGATATTCAAGGATATTATGAAGATTATGTTTCTGCTGGATATGAGGGGCAAATGATACGATTAGACGCTCTTTATGAAAATAAAAGATCAAAGTCCTTATTAAAAAATAAGTGCTTTATAGATGAAGAATATACCATTATTGATATTGAAGAAGGTAATGGAAATAAAGCCGGAATGGTTGGTGCATTCGTATTTAAAAATAAAGATGGAAAAGTTTTTAATGCATCTCCAAAGTTTAACTGGGAAATTTGCAAACAAATGTTGAAAGATAAACAATCGTTAATTGGTAAAGAAGCAACGATCAAATATTTCAATTTAACTCCGGATAATGTTCCAAGATTTCCATACGTAATTGCGATACGAGATTATGAATAAAAAAGATTTGGAAAATTGAAGTAAATAACTTATCTTTAAGTATAATAAAAAATATGGCAAAAAAAGTAATTGACGAGCCGAAAAAGCCCGAAAAACATGAATATGTATATACTGATGAAACAAGTACTGATACATGGATTTTTAAAGGGAATACATTACTTGAAGTTAAACTTGATTGGAGTAAAGAATATTTAAAATCCGTTAAAGAGCAGTCAATAAAAGATGAATCATTGCCAAAATCTAAACGTAAGTATCTTAATCCAGCAAATGGAAAATATGTTGGATATGCTCGTGCTAGAGATCTTGGATTTTTTGAAGATTAAAATTATAAATTTATTTAAACACAACTATGAGTAAAGATAATCTATTATTAGACATTACTAAAAAAGCAGTTAGAGAATACCCGCCTAAAACTAAGTTTACATCTATTTTTGGAGCAACAGATATTGTAAGTGATAAAGATGATTTTATTATAA